ATCATCCTGAATCAGGCGTTCCTCGCGCGCGTCGAAGCCGGTTCGGCCTTCACGCCGGGGTATACTGCCGGTACTGTGACAACCCCGTAATCAGGAGCATAAATGCCCCCGCGCACGCCTAACACTCCGCCGGAAGGCGGAGACGAAAACCTCGAAAACGATCTGCCGTCCGCAGTTGAGACGCCGGAACAGCTCAAGGCCCGAATCAAGGCCCTTGAAGCCGAACTGGAAAAATCGACCGCTGGCCGGCTGATCGCAGAGGAAGAGTCTGCCCGTCTGTCGGCGCAGGCCCAATCGTCCATGTTCACGACCAACGTCACTGAGCGCTTCTCGCGCAAGACATCGGACGGCGTGGATATGTGGTGGTATCGTATCGACCTGGCACCGTGCGGGGGCATCGATATCCGCCTGAACGGACAGCAGTATGTCCACGGCACAACGTACGAGTTCACCACGGACGTTCTGCGCAGCGTCAAGGAAATCGTGGCCCGCACGTGGGACCACGAAAACAACATCAACGGGGCGAATGAAAACGCCTACAAGGTGGCACAAGACCGCGTTCTGCGCGGTGGTGACCGCCGTCGATAAGAGGAACCAAAGTGAGCGAACAGACCGCAGTTCTCGGTAATTTCCAGATCAACCTGCCCGCGCCTAACGGTGCGTCCGTGTCGATCAGTGGTTACGTCTACGAATCCGAATCGCTGGAATCGTTGAACGAACGCATGGACACGTGCCGGGAAGCCCTGATCCGCCAACAGTCGATTCTTGAAGTGCCCGTCCTTCAGAAGGAAGTCGAAGCACTGGAGCGCATGCTGGAAGACCATCGCAAGGCGTATGCTGACCTTCTGGAACGTTCGAAGGCAAAGCACAAGCTCACGAGCCAGGATGACGCGTCGATGCGTAACCTGCCGGTCCAGATCAAACAGATCGAAACCAAGCTCAAGGAAGGCCAGTCGAAGATTTCGTCTGTGAAAAAGGCAGCGTAATGGCCTATCTCACGAGCCAGCAGATTGTCACCTTGGCGTGTCAGATTGCCAAGTGCCCCGGCTTTATGCAGATCGGCGGACAATTTCTGAACATGGCTCTTGAGGACCTGTGGTTGCACCGTGACCTGAAGATCAACCGGGTCACGGAATCCATTCTCGTGCAGGCGAACAACTTCGGCCCGTTCCCTCTGCCGTTGAACTACCTGCGCACGTATGACCTGTTCTTCGAACAGAACAACCTGCCGTACTTTCTGAATCCGATTAGCACGGAAGAGTACGACCAGGAGTTCAAAGACCCGTCGATTGCGAACTACCCGTACGAGTTCATGACCATTCTGGTCGATGAAACGACGGCGCTGTCGCAGAACTCGGCAGGCACGCTGTTCATTTACCCGCAGTCGTCCGGCCAGATCTCGCTCACCCATCGGTACATGGTGAAGCAACCTGACATTGTGGCACCTGAAAACTCGGCTGTCATCCCGTGGTTTCCGGATCAGGACTACCTCATCAAGGCGACAGCGGTTCGCTTGATGGACATTACGGACGACACGCGGAGAGAGAGTTTCCTTCAGCAGATCCAGAACATGCTGCGCGTGCACCTCATCATGGAAGGCGACGAACAGCAGGTCGTGAAATCCGTTCGCCTCGATCCGCGCCGTTTCCATTCGAACAGATCGTTGAAACCGACCAAAATCACTGACTAGGAGACCGTATGGCAATCCGCAACGGTCAACCGGTACGCTTCACGCCCAAAGGGATCTGTGATGCGTTCGACGCTACGGACGCGTTCGCGGGCGCCTGCCAGCTGCTGTCCAATCTCACGTTCGACCAGAAGAACCCGGAAGTCGTGGTCTCACGCCCGGGTGTCGGCACCGCGCTAACCACGTTCGGCAGCTTCACATCCCCGACTTTCGTGTCGGTGCATGTGGCGCTCGGCAACGTGATCTACGGTATGGTGTCGACCGCGCGCAACCCCGGCCATGATGAACCGTTCGCCTACGACACGGTTGGCAACGTGTTCATCACGATCAGCGGGGTAACCGCCGGCAATACGCCGACCTCGCCCGCAACGTCTGGCCCGTGGACGCCGCCTACGATGGCGGTTATCAGCACGAAGATTATCGTGACGCATCCGGGGTTTAACGGTGTCGGGGCGAACTTCTTTGGCGTGATCGACATCGCGAATCCGGCGGCGCCCACGTGGACTTCGGCCAACACGGCAACGAATGCGCTTCCGGGCGTACCGACCAGTGTGGCGAACTTCAACAACCGCGCGTACTACGCGGTCGGGAACGTCGATTACTTCAGCGATGTGTTAGTGCCGCTCACCCGCACGAACGCCAGCCAGTCGGTGACGATTGGCGATACGACGCCGATCACCGCGCAATCCGGCCTGCCGATCCAGACCACATCATCCGGCGTGCTTGGTGCGCTGGTCGTGTTCAAGGGAACGCAAATCTGGCAGATCACAGGTGACCCGGTAACGAATAACCTCGCGCTGAACTACATTACGCTGACGACGGGCACGGTATCGCCCCGCAGCGTCGTGCAGGGGCCGCTTGGGATTTTCTTCGCGGGCGTGGACAGCCCGTACCTGCTGAGCTACTTCGGCGTGGTTGGGCCGCTCGCGCGCCAGGGCATCCCGATTGCGGATATCCAGCAGCCGTTCCAGAACGCAACGACGCCTTCACGGATCGCGGCCTCGTTCTCCGGCAACACGTACCGCACGTTTATGGATACGATTATCCAAGGCATCGCGCAGTCGAACGATTACTGGTACGACATCCGGCGTATGAGGTGGACGGGGCCCCATTCGTTTCAATACGATTGCGCTTCGCAGATCAGTGACTTCTTCATCCTGTCCGGATCGACGCACGGCGCGGCGCTGTACAAGAGCCAGACGATTCCCGACACGAACAGTGTCTACAATGACGCGGGCGTGAATCTCACCAGTCATCTGCGGTCGTCTTCGTTCCCGAAGACCGGTCACATGGCCGAAGTTCAGGTCGTGGAATCGACTATTGAACTGTCGTCTTCCGGCGCCTCGGTGAACTACAACATTACGGCGCTTGACACGTCATACAATTCGATCAATTCGACTTTCGTCCTGACGAACCCGACAGGTATCACATGGGGCGGCGGCGCGCTATGGGGCGGCGGGGCGCTGTGGTCCACGTCGTCGCAGATTCCGAAGGTGTACACGATCCCCTGGACTGTGCCGTTGGTGTTCCAGAAAATGTCACTGGACGTGCTCGCGTCGTCTTCGAACAGCGTGACGATTGGCACTTTCTTTGCCCGGTATCAGGACACCGGCTACACGAACATGGGGTAAGCAATGGCGATCATCGGCACTCTTCCAAACATCATCAGCAACGGGCAGGCGGTGGACGCCACGCCCGTCATGGCCGATTTTAACTTCATCGTCAACCAGGTGAACGCGAACGGTGTGCAGGTAGGCACGCTGGCGGCGCCTGCCGGTACACGCGTCGTGTTTCAGCAGGCGACCGCTCCACTCGGCTGGACAGCCGACGCCACGATCACCGACCATACGTTGCACCTGACGGCGGCTAGCGGCGGCATCGGCAACACCGGGAACGGGTATACAGGCATGTTTCAGGCTGCGTGGACTTCGGATGGCCACGCATTGACGACGGCTGAACTGGCGGTGCACGCGCACGGAGTCAACGACCCGCAGCACAGTCACACTAGCCCCGGCCACCAGCACGCGACAGCATCGGGCTTCAACTTTTGGACTGCCACGCCTACGGGCGGCGCATCCACGAACCTGTCAGGCGGCGCGTCAAGTATCAATCAGGAAACACTTACTAACGCCGTGGCGGTCAGCATCCTGTCAAGTCCAACCGGCGTAACCGTTCAAAACGCAGGCTCGGGTAACGCGCACACGCACACGAAGACGTTCAACGTGAACTACGCGCAGGGCGTCGTAGGAGTGAAGTCGTGAAGGTTATCTGCCCGCTCGTCAAGAAGCCGTGCCTCGAAAATGGCTGCACGTTCTGGACGCACATCTCCGGCACGCACCCGCAGACGGGCGCGCGGCTCGATCAGTTCGATTGCTCGATCAAATGGCTTCCCATGCTACTGGTCGAGAACGCCCGTTCGGTCAAGGGCGCGCAGGCGGCGGTAGAGAGTATGAGAAACGAAGTGGTTCAAAGGCAGGACGCTCTTAACAACGCCGTCGCGTTAGGCCAGCGACAGACGGCAAAGCAGATCGGGGAACAGGAATGGACGGAAGAACGCTTACTGAAGGCGACGTGAAGGCGATAGTCGATGAACTTGAGAGACGTGCTGCGCAGCGCTTCCAGCTTAATATCGGGAAAGGCGTTCTCTCCCTGGTATGGAAGGCGTGTTTTTACCTCATACTCTGGCTTGCCGCCTACGGTGCGGCCGGGGGTTTCAGTAAATTCTTCAAATAGGAGCAGGATCATGGCTTTTTGGGATCAGATCGAAGCAGATTACAACGCGGTCATCGCGAGCGCAGACAGCGTGGCGGTGAAGCTTGAAAACC